ATGCAGGCTATGGATGGTATCCATAGTAAGTTTGGAAAGAAAAAATTAGGTGTCGGACCATGTTTTGTTCCTGGTCGGAACTGGTCGATGAGTAGAGATAAACTTAGCAGGAATCCTTTTAAGTGGGATGAATTATTAACTATAAAATAAAAAATTAAACTTTTACAAATTCGCCGTTTTCCTGTTTAATAAGTGCATTACCATTTTGATCTAAAACTGGCAAACCTAATTTAGATTGTAGTGAAGGATGTAATAATTTTTGGTCAACTATACCTTCATTAATAGCCTTTAAAAGCATATCTTTTAATTTTCTTTCATTATAAGTTCTGACACTTTCAGATCGTAAGGAAGAAATAATCAATTGAGATACTTTTCCCAATTTTTCATAATTTAAATCAACTAAATCATTATGTAATTTAGACAAAGATTCAATAATTGTATCTCCTTCCGTTACTGCAATCGGCAACCCTAAACTATCTACATCTTCTTTTGAAAAATAAACAATTTGAATTCGATTAAGTCTTTCTAATTTCGTATTGGTAATCAAAGCAAGAATAGCTTTCTCTATTTCAGCATCAGTACAATTTTCAACTGCCCAAACAGATAAAGTATTTTGAGAAGTTTTTAAACAAGTAGTTAAGGCATCGGCTCTGACAAAAGGTATAATTTCTGAATCCAGTGCTTTTTCTGCAATTTCCTCTTCAGAAGGCCATTTTGCTTTACTTATCTTTCTTACAAAAATAGTCATATTAAATTAACTACCTTTATTATCTTCTTCATACAATTCAACCAATTCTTTTCTATAGTCATCAATCCATTTTGGAGTTAACTTAGAGTGCTTCAGTACATTATTATATGATGGAAGCATTAATTTCTCTTGAATTCTTAATGCATATTCTTTGATTTCAGTATCTTTATGATTAAGAACGATAAGAAAATTAGTTAAAAATTGATGATCAATAAAATCAGGAGCAATATTACCTAAAATTTTTAAAATATTAAGAAGAACCTTTGTGTTATCAAAAGAATCAATAATCCATTGGCTAATTTGTTCTTGAACTTCAACTTTACTATGTTTATAAAAGTTGATTAATTCATTTTCAATAGGTGAAACATAATCGACTGGCACATCTTCATATCTCAGAAAATTATCAAATTTATTCTTAAAAATATCAAATTCTCTTTTAATTTGCTTTAAGCTCTCTTCCCCTATCTTTTGTTCTATAACAGTGGGGTCAGTAATACTAACTACGTCTGTATTTAAGTAATCTTTTAAAAAAGACTGTATCTTATCGGTTTGCCAAACCGTTTTTATTGTTTCAATCTCGTACTTAGTGATTATCTTTTTATGATTACCACTTTCATACATAGTATTATTAGATAAATTATTTGAATAGTTCATATAAAAAATCTTACATTGATTCTAAAATAAATTTCTTTGAAGCATTTATAAACTTTACTACATCCTTACTTGTAAATCTAAAAACATCCTTAGTAGATAACGTATTAACATCATAAACACTTGCTAGAGTATTTCGAGAAACTCCTGATTCATGAGTTACATAATCTTTTGAAACAGATAAATTTACCATTTCATTTAGTTCCGCCATAGCAAAACGAGTAACTTTTCTCGATCTATTCTCAATAACATTTCGATCTAATTCTTCTGAAGTACAATACTCGCGTAATGTAACCTCATTATAATCCTCCCTAATAAGAACTAGCCCCAATCTTTTTGATTGTTTATAGTTTATATATGGGGTCAGATCCGAAAACGATTTAAAAAACTTTTCAAATATACTTTCTAATTCCTCTATTTTCTCAAAGGAATTTAAAAATACAAGTGAATCATTTCTAATTTGGTAGGTACATTTTTGATTGCTACTAACCAAATCAATAAATTTAGTTATCTTTTTTGTTTGAGAACCATCCTGAGAATTAATCTCAATTAATTGTTCAGTTATTTCTTTTGGAAACAACAAATGATTTATAGCAAATTCTTTTACTAATTTATCAAGTGTTTCTGGCTTAGATTGAATGGGGGTTAAACCTCCATTTATAACAATTTGTAATTGGAAAACTTGATCGTTCATTGTATTGAAAGCAAAATATAATTAAGTTTTATTTTACAGAATACACTACATCTGAACAATCCCCCCCTAAAATTTAAAGATTATTACCAATCAATCCTATAACTTACCTATAAACTTTTACAACTACCTCACTATACGTCGAAGTAACTGTGCAGTCTTGAGTAGAATGCACAGTAAAATTAGGTACTTCACATTGATACTCGATTAGCAATCCAGCCATAGAAAAATTGTTCTTGGCTTGGATTGCGCTCACAGATTTCAATGTAACGCTGACCTTGCATGATATTAAGTACTCGTACCAAGACTTTCTCGCCTTCTTTCCCGCGTTTGGCCAGATAGGTTTTTAGAGCTCTAAGAGTTTCAGATCCATAAACACCATCAACCTCTAAATCTGCATATCCAGCTTTTCCTTGGTTGTTTAGTAAGTTCAAAGCGCGTTGTAAAAGTGGTTTTGCAAAGCCAGTCCCGCAATTCACACCAGTGTCTAGAAGCTCTTCAGCTACTGCAGAAGAAACTGCATTTACTTGGTCAAATCGTGGAGCTGTCCAATAGTTTTTGCGGTAAATTGCTTTGGCTACATCCAGAGGTAAATCTCGCATATTACCTTTGAATCCATTCGCTCGAGCAACTGCTTCAGTAATTCCATACTTAGTTGCCCCTCCTCGATCAGCTGGGTTATTTACATACCCGCCTTCACGCTTAATGAGTTCGTCAAGATATTGTTCAATGTTCATTTAACTTTTCCTTAGGTAATAAAAAACCGCCCGAAGGCGGCATTAACTGTTTTCAATGTCTTTTCTGGCTTTCTTAAACTCTTTGATCACTTCCACAATCGTTTTACCTTCCTGTTTATCTATGAAGTTAAAAATCCAACGGACCAAAGCCCAACCGGGTAATCCACAAACAAAGAAGAACCCACCTAGAGCAATCATCCCCCATACATCAGTAACCCATTCATGAAGCCCCCACTTCACAATAATGAATGAGCCGCCAGCCAAACTTGATACAACCGTACAGATCAAGCCCACTGCCCACTCTTGTGGTGAGCGTGGCATACGTGTCATTAATACTACTGCTGCAACTAAAGCGACCGCTAAAGTCACCATGATTGCCGCTCCATAAAATTTTAAAATTGCTGTTAAACCGCTTGTGGAAACTGGTTCCATTTATATCTCCAGAAAATTTAGGCAATAAAAAAGCACCCGAATTGGGTGCTCAAAGTTCTTTTAAGATTTAAAGTGTTTGTAGAATTTTCCCTCCATTGATCAATTGAGTTGTAAGTGGTGCCACCCCAACAATTGCAGGTCCACCCGGCCCCGGCTGGCCTTCAGTTGTGCCATGGTATTGCCAGTTCCATGTTCCATCATTGGTGGACTTGGTACCGCGCTGGCCCCAACCTCCACCATCACCAGACAATGGAGATCCATATCGATCATTTTGGGTTCGGTAACCTTTACCGGGTACCGAAGCTTCGGCATCGGTTACTTTGACAACCATAAAGTCACCATTTAAGTACCAACGCCAGTCTTGTGAATCGTTAGTAATAGGTTGTCCGGTCATAACCCGACCAAAAGGTGCTCCAGCTCCACCGGGAATACCCTGAACTCCATACGATAATCCTGTATAAATACCGCTTGGTGTTGCTCCACCACCTGAGCCGCCTCGAGCCAGAGTTCCACCATCAATAATCAGGTTTAGTTTACTGTGCCGGTTTAATAAACCGGGTGCTCCCTGAAAACCGTCACGGCGGGTTTTAGTAAAGTTATAATCCGGATCGGTAGACCATGCACCAAATGCCAAATGTGGCAACCCGCCATCTCCACCACGTCCAACAACAGCACCTTTAATAGTCAAATTTACCACGAGATCAGGTGGGAACTCACCAGTATCAATAGCAGGTAATTCTGATGCAGCTGGAACGATATACTCTCGTTTTGCAGGACTAGAGTTATAGTCGAATTTATAGACAAATCTGGTTTCCGGTCGATAAGAACTTGAACTTGAAACTAGTGCACCTGCTTCAACTACAAAACTGATTTCTCCAGTCGTTGGCAAATCCCCTCTTTGCATCTGATATAAACGTGCCAGATTAATATCCAGCTGGTCATATCGAATGTAAATCGGTGAATCATCAACCGGCACATCAATAAAGTCCTTGTCATTGAGGTAATAACGTTCATCGTAATTAATTGCAGTAATGGTATTAGAGAACTGGTCAGCCGGTTCTCTTTTTGCAACCAGATAAGGCAGTGAGCCTTTGGTATCGTCATTAACTACGGTGTAGATAGTATTCACAAAGTCATCGGGACTAAGCTTTAAGGCCCCGTTCGGTAAACGCCCTAAAACTACTTTGTTCTTGGCTGAACCCGGCGTAACGGGAATCAGGTCCACGGTACCATCCCCCATTTGCAAATAAATCACATAACTCTTGCCTGCAATGAAATCGACATCATGGCTTAGGGTGAGAATTAAACCTTCTTGCTGTACCACCTCACCGCTTTGATGAATACCATTGCGATAATCAGCTACAGCGATCCGGTCACGTAAAACCAGTAATTCTGACTCAGGTGCCGCATCAAAGGTAATGGATTTGCGCTGGAAGCGAAGCTTGTTCCAAAGCCGGTACGCATTAAAATGAGCTTGCCACTTGTTACGCACACCTACAGATTTCACCTCTTTGGGGTTCTTGGCCCCTTTATCCGGTAGATAGATATTGATACGACTATCGTCGGCCGGATCCGTGTATTCATAGATCAGTCCATCGTAGTCATCCATCACGCCAAAGGTAAGATCATGCTTGTAACTATCAGGAATAATATTCCTGAAGTTAAATAGCATTACCGAGTTATCAGTTGGACGTTCAAAATAAAGCTTGAGCTTATTATTTTGACGATATGCAGTACAAAACACGGCATCACAAAGATTGGTGACCAGCTCTTCAAAAGACAGGTTTGTATCATCAATCGTAGTACAGAACTCAGCCGCAAGTGGTGTACCAAAATAATCAACTACATCGTTATAAGTCCGATAGATATTTTCCAGATCTATTTCGTCGATCGTACGGCGGCCTATCTTGTCATCCAGTGCCATTGAAACCAATGCATCAGCAAAGCTTGATGTTGGAAATAGCTCTGTCGTCATTGCGCCGTTTTTAAAAGTCGGTAACATCCGCTGAAGATCAAAATTGATCTTGCGGGACTTAACAGATAAAGCTCCAGTGGTTGCATAAGTGCGCGCACGAAAAACCGTTTCATGTTCATACACTGTGCTTTGCAAAGGATAAGCACCATAAAGCGCCTGCCACTTTACTTCATCTACTACCGTTGTAACCGCCGGTGTTGGTGTTAAACGACGTGCACGGACACTACAGCGACCTTGAAATGTCACCATATCCAGCGTTGCGCCAACGGTTTGACGCGACTTTGCCGAACCTTTCAAAATGATCTGCTTCAGCATCGGATTACCAATCGCTGCACCAGATTCATTTACCGGTGTTACTTCAACTTCAATCGTGACGTTAACAGCGGCCTGATTCCCACCTGAAGAAACGGTATAAAGTCCATTTGTGGCCACAAAATTACACAGCACCCGGCTACGTTCAACATTGTCCAGAATGAATGGACCAATCCATTTTTCACCTATTGAACTGATCTTTGGTGACAAAGCTGCAGTTTGTTGGTTATTTAACTCTTTAAGCTTTAACCAGTTAGCATTAACGGCCGCCGGATTTGATAACGTCATTCGATCATCTGCTACCGATAGAACGCTGTAAGTGCCGTTTAAATCATAAGTCTGGCCGTTAAACGTGAATGAGGCATTGGTGATTTCTACGCGGTCATTACTTACAAACTTAGTGGTTAAATCCGTATTGTTTGCAGATGCCCGAAGGATCTCGTTTGGATATGCAAAATGAAGGTAGTTCGTACCTTCTAAAGACTGTGTATCTGCTGGACGGAGAACTTGGCCATTAACAGAAGTTTGATGCTGAACCGTTAGTGGCGGCGTGGTAATTTCGGTACCAAGCGAAAAATATGGCTCACCTGAAACAATATCTACACCTGGTCGAAAGACTTCTACCGATGCGCCGGCAATATCAACAATGTTGGTTTCACCATCATATGCACCGTTAATTTTATAGTGACCACGACCAATACAACCAACAACATGCTCTACTTCGACATTGTTTTCATATACCTTGTAAGGCACAGTAATCAGATCAGGGGTATCGTGAGCGGCACCATAAATATCTGCGATACGACCATTTACGCGAGTTTTATTTTCACGGTTTGATAATTCGTTATTTGCAGACGAGGATTGATTGTTATTCTGGTTGGTTTGGGTAATTGAGGGCACAGGCATTAATAATGCAACAGCCACACCCATAACTATAGAAGCAACCGCTATCCAAGCTAGAGTTATGGGGTCTATACCCTTGGGATTCTCAATTACAATGAAAGTGCCTGGCAAGAAATCGAGCTGCTTTAATTCATATGCATTCTTCGGTGTGACTTCATTCGCAAATGAAATTTCGGCATGATCCATATTACTTGTTGTATGGAAAATACGGACATGTTCAGGCATATAATCATATTTTGAAGTAAGCCATTGACCCAAAGTTTCGGCGTGTTCAATTGTTTTGTCTTCGGATAAAGGGTCTTGTTTATAAATAATCTTAATCATAGAAACTCACACGATTAAATCCAAATGCTTGAACGACTTGAATTGGCATCCATGAAACGCCTGATTCCTGCAAATGCAAAATACGCCCCAAACGAAAAAGCCCCACATGTGGGGGCTTGTTTCGGTATCTCGAGTGAAAGGCGACTATGCAGCCTTCCTTGGGCATGGGCAGTGGATTTAAAAGTTTTAACCTTGATGGTAGAAATACCTTTTCTTTAATAGGCTTCATAAAAAATTCAAGTGCTTCCACCCGGTCTATTCCATATAGATCCAATGCAGCTTCATGAGCAAAATGAACACAGTTGTAGTTTTCCTCGTCATATTGTCTATCAAGCAAATGATCATGACTTTTCATATAGCCCCCTTGAGACCAGTAAAGCGGTCTAGTGCAAAGATATCTCCAGTTTTAGCGGTATTTAATCGTGGAGATTCAGCTTTGAACGTCACAGCTTTATGGTTCATGGCAACACTGGAGAGTTGCAGTCCAAGTAAATAAAACATTGGAGAGTTCAGATTGTCTGAACTGTAAATCCGGTAATTTACGGTTGGCTTTACATCTGGATATTGCCCTTCGATTACCCGTTCAAACTCATCTGGCATCACATCACCTAGACCAGAGATAGAAACGGTTAATGTCTGGTCCAGATCACCCAGCATTCCGGATCTTTGAATAGATGCTGGCAAAAATTCATAATAGACCTGACCGGATCCTTCCTTATGTTGTACATACACCCCACGATCATCATTACGAACTATTCGGTATATGTTCATAAAGGAAGGATGAGAAAGCTCAATACATTCCAGTTGATAAACATCGACTTTACGATTGAAAAAGAACTTGGCGTATTCGTTATCCATTAGACCTCCCAATCCTTAATCAAAGCTATATCGGCCGTAAGGTTAGGCTGGTTTTGAACAACTTCGAGCTGTGCATTTACCCGGTAAAGGTTGCCATTCACTTCATTGGTCTTGAACGAGTTCGGAATGAAATTGCATTGGTATTGCTGACGTGTTCCTTGGTCTATGACCAAATCCGCATAGAATGAAGCTGGCTTATTCTGATAGATCCGCCAGAAAGCCATCATTTTATTGAAATCGGTTTTACTTAAATTCCAGTTCACATCGACAATATGACTATTACGTTTTACATCGATGTAATAGCGACCACGTCCGCCATCCATCTGCTGACGTTTCACATCATCACCCGGTGTTACGCCATAGCCGCTGGTCTGAGGATTTAGCTTTAACTTGTACATAACTTTCCTTCAGGTAATAAAAAACCGACCATTTAAGGTCGGTTTTTTCAAATGTTGTAAATTAAATTAGTTCAAATAACTCAGAAATTCTTTTAGCTTCTTCAATACTAAAATTTGCAAGTTCGCGCGTAATCTTTATTTCCATTTTATAGTCAGCCCTAGTTCTTAATTTTTTTAAAGAATTGATCTTTGCATAAACTAGCTCTGCATTTATTTTAGTTTGTTCATTAGCATTTGAATCATAACTGAGAAGACTGCTATATAACCTTGCATGAACCCCACCTTTTTCTGAAGTTGGCTTCCACCTCAATCTATCTTCAAGATGATATTTTGCTTCATGAAATGTGAAGTAATAAGCTCTACCGATAACATTTCTTAATTGTAAATCTGGGTATGAGGTTTCAGCAGATGCTATTTCATTACAATATTCTAAAAGCTTATTATCCATTCAGAACCTCACTATAAGGAACGAATGTATATGAGATCTTGTTAAATGCAGTCAAAAGACCTTCTTTAAAACATAATTCAATAATTTCCTCGTTAATTTTCATGATCTCTTTTACAGGTTTATTTATATATATAAGTAATAAAAATTCTTCATCAATAAAGCTATAGTCATGGTTGAGTACTCTCGCATTATTCTTTAAAACGGTATTCTTGATAATAGAAGAGATCTTTTTGAAATCATTTTCACTTATATCTAGTCGATCATTGATATCAGCCAGTACAGTGTGATGATCAAAACTGTTATTAAACACAGCTTCACTATAAAATGATGAGTCCTTAGCCCATAACTCACCATTAAGTAAGAAAATAAGTCCAAGATCTCTTGGTAAGATTCCTTTGGAATCCATTTTTTGTAATTCAATTAGCTTTACAATTTTATCTGTTGTTTTACATACATTATCAAAATCAAAAGTATGATTAAAAATATAAATTGCATTCCTTAAACAACTAAAATTATTGGAATGTTTTAAAACATATAATGCTGCCTCATTTGCTTCACTTAAATTATTAGCATTTAACTCTATAAGCCCTTTCATAACATGCCAAAGATCCTTAGGTGCAGTCTGTTTACTACTATCAAGTAACCGCATACACCTTACATAATTAAACTCACTAAGGACTTCAAAAGGCTTGAAGCCGTTTATCAGCGAACCTAACTCATCCATTTTGGTTTTTGGAATTGGTGTTTTCATGTCTTAATAAAGATAAAAGATATATCTACAATCTTACTGAATTTATTTTATAAGATACATGAAATTAATCATTTCTCTCAGAATCATTCTAAGTATTACGAAGATTTTTGAATCTTAAAAAGTTTGAAAAAACCGCCCCCGAAGGCGGTTTTGTTCATTATCGATTCCGTCTTGCTGTCGTATTCTCAGTCAAAGACCGACTAATGGTTGAGTTTGGATTTGCGATTTGATCACTTACAAGCTTAGGTACCGTTCTTGGAAGCTGCTTATCCAGTTCATCTTTAACAATGATCCGGACTGTTTGCTCATCCAGTTGTTCGGCTTCAACTGTCGCCCCACTCACCTGATTAATCACTTCAATTTTGAAATTGATTGTCGGTGAAGCAGGCTCAATTGAAGGCATAATCTCAGCTTGAGGGCGTGAAGTACTTCCTAAAGTAAAGTCCTGAACATCATCCAGATTTGAACGATCCTGAACTAAACCATTGGATGAGAAGTAGACCTTGCCATCATGGAATAAGTCTGAATTTCCAGAAGAAGCTAATTTAGGTGTGTCTCTATTACCCTTATAAATAATCTGAGTATCTTGAACCGGTTGATTAAAGATATCAGATTGCTTTTGGCTTTCTATAAAGGCATTAGAGCTCATCATTGCACGGCGCATGACACTATCAGCCGAGGCATTGTTATTGAGAAAAGCTTCAGGGTTTGTACTCTTACGCATTTTCTCAACTAAACCAACTCCCCCCCATCTTTTAATGTCTTCTTGGGACCATACAATCTCGCCTTTATGGACAATACCAGCAGGCTGATATTTCCCACCAGATCCGGTAAAACCACCATCTGAGAATCCAGCTATTGTTTGCCCAGCAATCAAACCAGCATTTGCATATCCCATAGCAAGCATGGCGGTTGAAGCCGCAATTTTTGCCCCAAAAAATGGGATCGTTGCATCAGCAGCTACTTGTGTAGCTGCCAAATGAGCAGAGATAATCGCAGAAGCAATAGCAAAGGATTGTTGAGCTATAAACATTGCCTTGAAAGAGCGTGAATTTTCACCACGCGCATCCTTAACAATTTGAGTTAAACCTCCCCATGTGCTTGAAGCAGATGAAATCATCTGACTGTATAATTGCAATTGACTGTCGTGATCTGCTTTTCTTGCATCAATCGCCTTCAGGTGGTACTCATTATCCATTTGCTGTCTTGCTTCTTTGAATACGCGCTCCGCCTCCAATCGTTCCTGATAACTAGCTTTTTCAGACTCCAAAACAGCTGCAAGATTATCTTTCAACTTTTGATAAGTTTGAGCGTAATCTTCATCCAATACTTGCATATTGGTTTGCTTGGGCTTGGTGTAGTTTGTCGATTTAAGAAACTGACTAGAGGTATCATACTGATCAATTGTTGGATTCCCCACACCATTACGAATAAAATCAGCCTGAAATGCACTCATCTTCCTTCTACGCTCTTCAAGATCAGTGATTTTTGATATTTCATCATACTCAAGAGCATAACGTTTTTTGATACGCTCCATTTCTCCCAGCATGAATTGCTCAGCCTGAAACAAACGTTGCTCTTGAGCAAGTTTTAGTAATCCTAACTCTTGCTGTTTTTGCAATTCCAGGCCACCTAAAGCAACCTTTCTTTGATCTTCAGAGAGTTTACCCTCAGCAACTAATCGCAAAGAATTGGTTTCATATGTGTACTCAAGCTTTTGCTTCTCAGTCCACTTATAACCATTCACTTCAAAATCAAATTGCTTCTGAGCTAACTTATCTTCAGCATCATAACGCTCATTAATTTTTGGGATTAAATTTGATTGACCTAAAATGGTTGCTTTGTTGATTTCCTCCTCACGTTTTTTGCTTCTAGCAACTGTTTCTGAATCATATGTTGCTTGGAGCTGCTTAATTTCCTCAAGAGTTTTTGCACGTGCCTTATATGCTTCATCTTCGAATTTCGAAAGATCACTAATTGCTTTTGACGCTACTTCGGGGTTATCTCCTAAAATTTTATTAAGCTGATTATAGTAAGAGTCTTGTTTGGCTAAATGCTGTGAAGCTTTAGCTTTGCCAAGCTTTTTCCCATCATAGTCCCAGCCAACAAAATTTTTGGCAACGACTCTCTCTAAACTTCGATAGTCTAAATCGTCATTAAGAAGAGCTGCTTTAGATTTACTATAACTTTTATCGGTCATCGCCTCTTGCACAGCATGTTTAGCCATTGCATCTAATGCATCTTGAGTTTGCTGGATTTTACCGTTTTTATCCAAGACTCCTTGCCCTTGTAAAGACTGCATTAATTTAGTTGAGCGACTTTTTTGCCATGATAAAAATCCTGTGTTGGTATAACCATTATTGGCATCTTTGTGACTACCAAACATTGCCTCATTTCTAAAATCAGTCTCTCGTCCAACTTGAGCTGTCATTACACGAGCTTGTTTATCGCCTAAGCCTGCATTACGGAAGGATTGGTAAACCCGAAGCATATTTCTCACTCGCTCATTATTCCCCGCAAGTAGAACAGCTTGTTTGGCAGACTCTTTGGTTTGTTTTTCAACCTCTTTTGTTTGCTTTCTGGTAGACTCAGAAATGCTTTCTTGTAAGTCCTTGACTTCTTTCTGCTTCTTATACCAAGCCTCAAAAATTGCATATTCCTGACCAGTTAAACTTCTAGTCATCGGAATTTTATTGGTGGTATAAAACTCTGATGCTGCACGCGCCTTATCAAGACCCTTTTCACCACCACCAAATGCAGCGGTGTTTTTTATAAGAAAATCATTTTTCAGATTATCTTTGTTGGCATTGTCTCGTAATTTATTTAACTTTTCTTGTGCAGCGACTTGGTTGTTTAATTCATTTGTTTCTCCTTGTTGAGCAGCAAGTACAGTTTGATGTTGCTTTAGATACTCATTACGCAAGTCATTCTGTTTCTTTAGCTCTGCATTAGCCTGATTCAACGCAATTTTAGACTGATCCGTTTTAGTAGCATGATCCTGTAACCCCTTGATATTTTCAGCAGGAATTTTGGCTGTACTATTGAACTTACTCACAGCATCAGTTGCTGAAATTTGATTTAAAGAATATGCCTGAATTACCTTATTCAACGATTTAACTTGTTCTTCGCTACCACCATTTAACCGAATGAATTCCACTTGTGCTCGTAATGAATCAAGCATTTGTGTTTTCATGTCAGTGAAATTTTGAGTAGCGACTTTTGTTAAGTTTGTTTGAATTGTTAATTGCTTAATTGATTCGGCCGTTACCTCAACATGTTGTCTAGAAGTAGCATTTAAGAGTTTTAGAGCAGTATTACCTTGCTCAATCTTATTTTTTGATTCTGCTACTGCACTAGAGAACTCAATGAGTTTATCAATTTGATTCTGACTAAAACGACCAGATGAAATCATCTTTTTTAAGAGATCACCTGCATCGCTTGCACCTGTAGCAATAGACTTAATGGCATTTTGATAATCTTCATAATCACTGCCAGATAATTTAAATAATTCCTTTTGGATATAAGCAAAACGTTTGATAGCTCCACTAGCATCATCAATTGCATCATTTTGCTGCTCAATCTCTTTGCGTAACCGCACACCCTCTGTTAATGCTTGCACAGTATTTAACTTTATGTACTTATCTGTTAAATCACTAACCGAGTCAGATTGTGTTGCAAGAGACTCTTTGACTTCATCCGAACTGCTGCTTAGTAAATAGAAAGATGCGGCTGTTGCTGCAATTGCTAAACCCATTGGGCTAAAAATCGCCATAAGCGCTGACTTTGCTAAAGCTAGACGGCTAGTAGCAACAGATTGCGCTGTTAAGGCTGCTGATAATCTAGATGAAGCTGCAGACTGTGCTGTTTCCGCAGCAGCAACCTCTAACGCAACTTGAGCTTGTAATCGTCCTAGCTGAGCCATTCGTGTGATGGTAGCCGTGCGACCTTGTTCAGTGATTTGGGCTTTTAAACGAACTTTTTCGAGTTCTATTTCTGCCATGATCTGAGCATGAGTAGCTTTGATGTTCGTTAGTGTCACCTGCGTACTTTGTGCTTCGGCAAGCGCAGATTCCACTTCAGCTTTTGCTGCTGCAATATTTGCATTACGTTCAGCAATTGTGGCAAACACTTGTTTGGTTGACGCAGCAATACTCGCTTGTACAGCAACCGTTTTTGTTAAAACGGCTTTTGTCATTAAGCCAATACCTATGGCAAATGCACTGTCTGCAATTAAATTCAAATTATTTGCTAGTAACTGAATCGATCCTGATAAAGCCTGTGCTGCTCCACTTCCTTTACCAGCCTCTCCTACAAATTTAGTAATTTCATTGTTTAGGAGTGTGAGAGACTGCCCGATTGTTATATCAGTTTTAGCAAAAAGAGCATCAACTTCATCTTGGACATTTTTAAGTGCTTTAACGATTTCCTGTGAAGTGATTTTTCCTTCAGCAGCTACTGAACGTAATTCACCTACAGTAATACCCATACCTTTAGCAATAGCTTTTGCTAAAGCTGGTGTTTGCTCCATTACAGAATTAAGCTCTTCACCACGTAATGTGCCGCTTGCTAACGCTTGTCCGAATTGAACTAAAGCTGCATCAGCAGCTTCTGCACTTGCACCACTAATTGCTACAGCTTTAGAAACTGTTTCAGTTAAACGTGCTGTGTCATCCATTGTGAGGTTTAAAGTTTTGGCATTATCACTAAAACGCTGGTAGACCTGTAGAACAGAATCCCATGCTGAATAGGTTTTTTGAGCAATTCGGAAAGTGTCTTCCGTAGCTTTATTTAGTTCAACTTGATTATTAGTGACCAACTTAAGGCGGTTTTGTAGTCCAGTATATGTATCCATCTTTGAAATGGCTGAACCTACTGTTAATAAACCAGCCATATACCCTGCTAGTGCACGAGTTGCTACAGACATCCGGTCCATAGATTTCGAGGCGAAATCCCCTTTTTTGGTGATGCTATCCAATTCAACTGATAAGTCTTGTGCAGTGCGTTTCGCACGTTCCGAATCAATAACAATTACTAAGCGAGCTTCTTGAGCCATTTGACTTTCCTCTAGGCAATAAAAAACCGCCATAAACGGCGGCAATAAATCGAGACTTAACTAGGCAATACTTTTTGACTTTTCCAAGATCCATGAAGTTATCTCAGCCCCTAGATCTCCATACATTAATAATTGATAAGCTGATTTTGGCGAATAACGCGTTTCTTTTTCACCAGCTATTCCTGTTTTTGAAAGTTCAATATTTTCCCAATCCTGTATAAGATGAGTTGCGATAATTTTGGCAAACTCTTGGGCTGATAGCATGGCACTCATTCTAAAAATACTTTTTTTGGTACAAAGCATTTTATAGGCCTCACCAAATTCAGGATCAGAAAAAGGCTTAATCCTGAAACATCCAAAAACTTGATCATTTTTCTTAAAAACAAACCATTTGGATTTATCCGTCATATTTGCTTCCAAAATTTCGGTAATAAAAAACCGACCATTGATAGGTCGGTTTTAGGCTTTAATCGCTGCAATGATTTCAGGTAATTTCCAGATTAGAATTGGTATGGAAAACAAAATTAAAAAGGCAATAATTGTCTGCCATAAGCCATACTTTTCAATAGACACTTTCATAAGCTCCACTATTGGTTTAAAATGCTCCATATAGATTTACTTTCCTCTTACTTTCGTCGGTGGGTGGAATGAAAAACCCCAGTAGTTAGCGCTACTGGGGTTTTGTTTTGGGTATTAAAAAACCCACTCAAATGAGTGGGTTCTGTTTAAAAATAATTACTAAGCTGGGCAGTTAAACCAGTTCGGTCGTGCTAGAAATCTTTGTCCATTAGACATGGCTATCACCGAACAGTCTGCATCGATCAACGGCTCATTTTGTAGGTTCCTGAAATCCAACAATCTAGCAATATCTCGTGCTGCTTCATTCGCTTTCACTACTAAGTGTGAGTAATACGCGAACTTCTTCACATCAAGCATTTTTACAGCCAGCAGAACTGGAACGATTTCATCATTTTCTATGATGACTGCTTCAGTAAGTTTGCGAACCAGCTCATAGGCGTCTTTATCAAATAAAGGATCTTGAGGTTTCTTTTCCTCTGGCTTTGCCCTTAAATCCATAACTTCTAAATAATGCTTAGCATCCTCAAAGTGAATAGCTCGTAATTCTCGGTAACTTGCTGAGTATTTAAAGTGGTTTTTTAAACGACTCCACATTTGCACAATCAAATTTTTATTACCTTTTGCTCTTGTATGAACAATGTTATAAAGAATGCCAGCTTGTTCTGGTGAGATAGTTTGTTTTCCATTAAGCAACCACTCCATCACAAGTGAATCGTAAGCTCGGATAACCATCAAGTGGAATTTGGGACTAATCCACATTGCATATGCGTAAACAATTTCCTTAACTACATATGTTCCTCTGTTGTCACCACCATTGACTACTTTTACAGCACTCCTCATATTTGAGGAGTGGTCATTATCTGAACTCTGCAAATTTGCAGAGTGGTCAATTTCATTTATTAACTCTTTAATTTGCTCAGTTCTTAAAAAGTTAGATGGCTGGTGTTTCTTTTCACCACCACTTGCTTTATGAAGGTCACCCAACATAAAACGGCCTTCTTCATCTTGGCGAATGGTAAAATCACCAATAACTAATGGCTTATTATTTGGATTTAAAAAGTTTTGTGTTAAATTAGACATGTTGTCTTTCCTGTAGATTGCGACTTCAATCAAGCCCTGTCCGCCAAGATCACGGGCTTTTTTGTTGTCTATTGATTTCATGCTTTCGCACCTTCAATTTCTTTACGCATATTCTTAATCGCTTGATTAATTACATAATTAACCGGTCTTTCATTTTCCTCTGCTACTTTCTTTAACCATTCATGAAGCTCGTGTTCAATTCGCAAGTTAAACTGCATCTTGCGTTGTGGTTTCGATAACACTCCCATTTTATACTCCTATCAATCGGGTATGATTAAATATAGAATTAATCGGGTAGTATTGTCAATACCCGAATAATAGAATTAATATCTATGTTAAATTTGCGGTATATGGTTTATTTCCATGAGTAAAAATGGTGGTCATCTCACAGTCCAGTACAATCTACGCTGGTCAGAAGAACTGAGAGACAAAATCGCTGACGAAGCTAAGAAAAATACTCGTTCGATGAATCAAGAGATTATTGCTCGTTTAGAACACAGTTTTCGGTCTGAGTCAGCATCAAAACCATTCCTTTCTTTTGATAAAGATACCTCACATCTGGTTATTGGAGATGCTGAGGAGCGTAAACGCCTAGCCCAAATAGCTGCTAAAGCTGTTTTTGATGCTTTAGGACAAAGCCTAGATCAAGATGATGATGAAAAAAAAGCACCCTAGGGTGCTTTTTTAATTACGATAGCAACCAAATCAACCCGATCAACAATGCTACACCCACCATTAATCCTATTATCCATTCAGATGCTGGATAGCCAAGAATCAAATTATTATCATTTTGCGGTTCAATAACTTTCGTTGGGTATTTGGGTTCAGGGTAGCTTGGTTTGACTGCCTTAACCGGCTTATTGCTCAGTGGTGGTGGAATACCTATATGCTCTTTACTGCGAGCGGTAGATCTTTGCTTCAAAAAGTTATCATTTACCTTTTTAATTTCCTGTTCACTCAAATTCCTCTCTTTTGGAGCCACCTCATCATCATTGGGAGATAAAGGGAAGTAAATTTCAACTAAATCTCGAACAGAAATATAGTCACTGTTGGGTAGAGCCTTAAGTAACGATAAAAATTTTTTAAACGGCTGTTTTTTATAGGCTCGATTGTAATAAGCCTCTAATTTTTTCTCTAATGTAATAATTGGTCGATTAGCTGTATAAGCCGCCTTATAAGTGTAAGATATACTGCTTAAAGCATTCTTATGCTTGCCCTCTAGTCTTAAGACATTTGCCATATCTTCATGTGGTGAGGAGTCTATAACCAGTGTTTCTGTTTTAGAAAAACCCATCCTACTAGCATGCTTTAAATAGTAATCTTTTTGATGGTTTAAATGTTTCCATGCATCGTCAAAACGCCTTTCTTTAATAGCAATCTGTGCGAGTTTCTTGCTATTAGCGGCATGCCCCAGATAGTCATCCAATATCATATCTATTCAGCCAATCACATTTAATATTCTGTTTAGTCAAGTTAATTCTCTCGAACAACTATTACTTTGTGTTTAGCTTATCTTTGCATGCTGGTGAAGCGAATTTAAGCCCATTGTCCCTTATCATTTTATATCCTCCTCCAAGCGCATAATTAAGCTCAAGAGATGTTGGAGTGAAATTACTTATTTTCCAGTAAGTCCCATCCTGAGAATAGAGTCTATCATTTAATAATTTTACAGACATTACCCTAGCTGTACCTAGGTGGTCTTGGCAAATTACACCCGTCCCATCACTTTCTAGTATTAAAGTCCCAACCAACCGATCAAATTGACCAGTCCAATAACCTGAATTACTAACAGGTGTTGGATGAATATCAAAAAAATTAGCTGTTGTCGCACAACCGGCCATCCCAAAAACCAAACTTAATAAAACAATCTTTTTCATATATAAACCTATCAAATATCAAAATTTAAAAATCAGCTAATAATCCAAATAAAAATTATTAAAGCTATAAATAGAATAACTCCACAGATTATCCATTCAGATTTAGGGTAACCCCATACATTATCTGGATTATTAAAATCAGGTTCTCTTCTAGGTGTTGTTTTCTTAGTATAACTAGAGAACTTAGAATAAGATAAGCCAGTACCTGGAATACCTACTGTTGTGCGAGTACCCTTCTTACTTACATTTACACGTGCACCTTTCCCACCCACAGAAACACTTGATAGCCCTTTTTTACTAACATTGACACGGATTCCAGGAGCAATTTTTATACTTTTTCTAAAATTCAATCCCATCACATCACCTATCTAGAGCAGATCTTTTTAGAAGCACTGATGGAACCATCATTACAAACAAACTTACTACCATCGCAATGACTTACCCCACCTTTCTTACCAGAGCACGGTTGTCTGCCTCTACCTGCTTCCGCAACACTTAATGAGCTTAAAACTAATAAAAGACTTAAAATGACTTGTTTCATGGTTTTTTACCGTTTGTTATAAAGTGTACTAACTTTAACAAACTGGTTACTAAATGTCACATAAAGCAAAACCACCCGAAGGTGGTTTCTATCAAATAAAACTAACTAAGCTATTTCACAATTGGTTTGATGCCATGAATGGTTATTTCCATATGAAAAACTAATTTCACTTGGTACTAAAGTTCGTTCCTGATGATTTAATGACTCAATCATACTTCTTAGTTTGCCATCACCTTGAACATGCTCTTTATATAATGCACGAAGTAATAGCTCAGTAGGTTTACCAATTAAACCGCGATCAGCTTCCCAATGTCTAATACTAGTCTCACTGACTCCTAAAAGCCCAGCAAGATTCTTCTGTGACAAGTTTAGTTCTTTACGTAAAAAACGAATTTCCTCACCATTCAAGTCAGGCTTTTGCGTAATTAAGAACAACCCAATGGCATTATGAAGCTCATGAACAGATTCAATAGATACGAGTTCACCATAGTCTTCATCATTTTCAATTGTAAATCCATTGCGCAGCCAAATATTGCTCAGACCGCATTCTTCATAGTGATACATAATTTAGCCTACTCTCTAAATGTAGTGACTACTACTGAGAATTCACCGTTCTCGCTCTGCTTGATTGCAACAGCTGTTGTTATGTATTCGCCTGCAGTGCGAACAGAAACATTTAACTGGCAATCACCACGAGTATTTGGGTACGGCCCCTCAGTAATATCTCCATGCTCAAAACAGCAAATAATTTGCTTCATAGAGATACAGCGTTCTTTCATTCTTTCTTTTGCATGTGCAGTTAACTTGATTTTGCTAGTATCTCTAGCAAATGCTCTAAGTTTTTGTTTAGCTTCAGTTAATGTTAAACACATACAAGCAAACACCAAGGTTCTTGGAAAGAGTAAAAGAATGCTGAACCGTCAAATATTGACGGTAAGGTGATTATTCATCATTTGATAATCACGCGCAACACCTTAAAGGTAATTTTCTGTCAATCCAGATCAAGTATTTTGTAACATCGACTGCGTTATTTTGAGTCGCGTTTAAGAGCAACTGCTTAATTGTTTGACGTTTTGACCAAATTAGGCTTTTCAGTCCCTGGCAATACCTAATTTGGTCACTTACCTTTGCTTTTGGTTGATATCTTCTTATGGCACTCCTCCAAAAACAAATTATCCAACGCAAAAATACAGTCATTAAAAATATGAGCAGCCACTGGCAAATCATTATGCTCAGCATAGACATTGATAGCCTGCTGATCTAAAGATAACGGTATGCTTTGCTCATAACGTCTGGATCGACATATAGTGCTAAATGCCGAAAGAATTGAATCAGCCGCATACGAATATTCTGGCGGATCCGGAATACGGCCGCCTAAGAACTTGATTTGCTCGATTTCGTGCGGCGTTTTCGACGCATACGTTTTTTGGTATTTGTAGAGCTCCATGACTTTCCCAGAATTAAAGCCTTGTCCTTGTCTGCGTCTTCCTGAATCTTCTGGGCCTGTTCTTTAATGAATAGCCAGATTGAAATACCAATATCACCAAGATTAAGAAGCTTTGAGGCATTCTCAGGTGTATATGGCTTTTCGGACTCAACAGTTTTACCGTCTACGATTTCGGCAAATACCACACCTTTCCAGTCTTCGATTAAGTGGGCCGCGCATGCATCCATTAAAAGCTCGTGGTAAAGCTTGGCATCTTCATCTTTGACCATCACATCATAGCCTTTAGACGAGATCTGGTTTCCTGCCCGTTCAATAGCTACCTGAAAAGGCTTATAAGCGATACCACGGACTTTGAACTCAGCCTGTACATCGCCATCAGCACCCTTGTATTCACACCATTTTGATACGTCTGAGCTTTTAATAATTCCGACTTTTAAAGCCATAACAACCTCTAATTTTTAGAAATAAAAAAGCCCATGGGTTTCCATAGGCTTTGTTACTGAATAAGTTGATTACACAAGAGCACGTACAATCGTTGGACTGGTACGCACTTGGGCAAAATTGATATCTATTGTAATAATGTCATCGCCACCACCATCAGGGTGATTTGCTTCCTTAACTTCAAGTTGCGGGAAGTTAAACGAGTACTTACTGCCTTTGGTATCTGTAATATCGAAGGTCAATGTAAATACATCACGGGTTTTAATAGCATCAATCCAAGAAGCAGATGTTGCTGAAAACATGAAATTAGCATTTACGCCAATATCCATCATTTTCTCTAAGTAAAACTCAGGCGTGTACTTACCAGAACCGATACAACGGATCGCTTCCAGATTATTACTAAAGTTGATGGTAAGTGTCTGCAGACAAGCTTTACCCTGAATTGATTGACCATTAATAAGTAGCTTTTCAACATTTGGCATACTCACCAGAGGGCGAGTCGATGCTGGAATAGGATTTGTAACAGGATTAACCTGCTGTCGCGTAAATGAGCTACCTACTAAACCAAAGTTACCAGTGATTTTGCCTGTGGTCTGGATCGTCATTTCACCTGTATTCACTTGAATACCACGATAAATAAAGACTTGACCAATATCTTCAAAGACTTTTACCAAGGTAAGAGACTTACGTACTCCACCACCAAAACTTAAAGCATTTGCAGCCCAGTTATTAAAGGCTAAAGCACTTAAGAATAAGTCAAATGTTCCAAGAGATAGTTCAAACTCTAACTGGCCTGTTACCTCTGCTTCAGTAACCACACCACCTTGTCGAAAACGTGAATCTACTACTTCACTGCTTTCTTCAGTTGAGACGTTTTCAGATAAACCATCACTGACACGGCGAACCGTGTACCAGATCGGGTTTGCCGGAGTTGTTCCCAGCACCGCTTCTTCACAAGCATATAATCGAATTTTTGCGCCTGAACTCATTTATAGTTCTCCAAAATTTAGGCATAAAAAACCCGCTTCATCAGCGGGCAGTTATAAAAGATGGGCGTAAAAAAACCCGCTAAATTTGCGGGTTTTTAATGTGTTGCATCTGTGTCGGAGATCACTGGCGGTTCCACACCATTCAAGGCTGCAGCTACTGCCTGAGATAAGTTAGTAGGCTGGAACTCCAATGGTGTTTCACTCAACGGTTCTTCAGGCTCTGGTTCTGGTTCAGGTTCTTCATGCAGACGGATATCAATCCAGCGGCCTTCTGGAATGTCCATTGGGTTCTCGTGATCTGCCACAACAGCAGCAAGTTCAAAATCAAACTTACGCTTGTAAGTTTTAATTGAGATGTCACCATTTTCTAGGGTGTCATACACTACTGCGACGATTGTGTTGCCGTTTGCATCTTTCGGTACTTCGATATACCAGCCTTCCTGAGCAAAGCCTAAAGAACCTTCTAGTAAATAATCACCAACATCAATTCTCTTAAATTCAATCGGCTGTTTTTTTGCATCATTATTGAGCTCGATATGGTCGTTAAATAGCTTAACTACTGGTGATGCTGCTTTTATGAAACCGTTGGAATCCACAGAAGTATTCGCAGATGTTCTTAGCTGCTCAATTACAACAGGTATCTCACTGACAATAACAACGTCATCTGTATGAACAGTAACTAAATAATTATCAGATGTAATATTGGAAATACCGGAAAAATATCTAAATGCCGATGTTGAAGAACTTGCTGTTCTTCGAATGGCAACATAGTCTACATTTTGATATTTAACTACAGCCATACCTGAAATATGAGTTGTTACACCAATACTAATAAGCCGAGCTGTAACACGATCATATGCTTGCTGAATTGATACTAAAGTTCTCGAATGTTGATTTGCTGAGCCTGAATCACCCCTCGAAAACACTAGCTCACCAAACATGTTTCGATTGGGTGAGCTGCTGACAGAATAAGGAAATAACAATACATAGCTAACGACAGAATCTAGGTTTACTCCCGTAATCATTTTTCTTTCAAAAGTTTGGCCTACTCCACCAATTCCAAAGCTGCCAACTTCTATCAAATTACCAGCTGTAGTACCAACATTTCTAGTTGCGGCACTACCAAGCCCTAAGTTAGTTCGAGCATCGGATGGAGTTGTTGCACCGGTACCACCTTGAGAAATTGCAATAGCCTTGGTTAATCCTTTTAGCTCTGTAATGTCACTATTCACCCCTTTTTCTGCTGCTCCGAGATTATTTCGAGCATCTAGTGCAGTTGTCGCCCCAGTACCACCTTGAGAGACTGCAGCAGTACCTTGGACCTGCGAAAAGTTTGGTGCCAGATTAGGAATACCTGAAGCGAATGGCAGCATGAATTGCCGTTTTCCCTGAGCCGAGTTATACGGGAATGGCCGATGATCCCAACTAAATTTAAAAACAAGATTTGCCATTATGCTGTTACCCCATCAATCACTTGGAAAATCAAAGTATCTGTATGCTGGGTAACTCCATTCACGACAGCCTTAATATCCATCTGGCACAGACCTAAAGGCCAAGCTGCTGTACTTGCACCTGATTTAACGTTAAGCCATCCCTTCTGTGTGCTCTGGTTTAATGCTGCGCAAGTCAAGGTAGCCACAGCAGCGCCATCAGCCAGAGCTTTAACCTGTGAAGTGAAGGTATAACCTGTAAGATCAATTGCACGACGAACATCATCCGGTGGATACTGCAGGGTTTCATCCATATCAACCAGCTGCAAATTCAAGTTGAATGTGTCACCACGCTTAAAAACAAAATTGCTCATAAGTGATTCCTATAGACATAAAAAAACCACCGATGAGGTGGTAGTGAAAGATTGGTTTGTTATGTGCTTTAGTTAACTAAAAAACTTATTGATACATTGTATTGAATGAAGTCAGCATCTTTACCCGCATAAATAGATTGGCCATTCAAACATTCTAAGTGTTCGATTGTGAAATATTCAAAATGAGCAAGTAATGCATCACTCAATTTTGTGATTTCAATTATTCCTGAATTGGGACGTGCAAAGCATTGAATCATGATATTACCGGTACGGCGAGTACATGGCTTATCTGCAATGCCAGAAGTAAAACTGGGACCACCTGCAATCGTTAAGCGGCACCAAACACCATCTTTAGGTACATTAAAGCCTGGTAAATTTGGATACTGGATTCTGTCTTGCGTAATACCTGTAAAGCTTTGCATGCGATCAATAATAGCTTGCCTTGTCTGCTCTAAAGTCATTGTCATTTTAGCCACCGTACTTTTGAGAAATAAAGTTAAACGTGAGACCATAAATACCTTGTGGTGCTTGATCAGACCAGCCGTTTTCTAAACGTTCAGCATAAGGTTGGTTATTCTGAATGTAGACCAAATTGCCCAATTTAATCTTTACAGCTTGAATTGCTGCATCGTTAACAGGGTTTGTTTCAGGTTCACGCACGCCTAAATCAGCAGATCTAATCGAGACAATATGTGAAGCACGGTATGCACCAGTATCGACGGGACTTAAATTAACTAAGGATTGCACGGTATCCATGACAATATTCTTTACATGGTCTTCTGCTGTTTTAGCCACATCAAAACTAAATTCAGTTGGCTTTTTCCCCTTCCATCCCATCATTCACCTCGCTTTCTTCATACATTTTAAAAAGGTCTTGAGCGATCGCCTGAATTGAATAAGCTTCAAACTCAGAGCTCGGTTCTCGTTCACCCATGAGCTTTTTAATCTTTTGCCAGACATGAACAGCTTCATGTAAAAGCAATCCATAAACTTGAATTCGGTCTTTATCCGCCGTATCACCAATTTGGACGATTGCATATGCACCATCAGAAAAAGTACTAACCTGTGCATCCGCTCCCATATCCAAAAATTGATCGGCCTTATCCATATCTTCAAATAACAAATCCATGTGTAGTTGATTTCGAGCAAGCGTGTACTGCACATGTTGAAAAGGCGAGATATACCATTCAGGAACATAATCAGGATTAACCATTTTAGCCCCTACACTTTTCGAAGCTGACATTTCCAGATTGTACTGGCTGGATCTTGTTGAATATGGATAACTCGAAATGAGCCTAAAGCTGTTAGCCATTCATCGTCAATTTTTGGAGTCATGGATACTTCATTTTGCAGCACAGTTGCTTTTTTATCAGTAGCCAGCACTCCAAGCGTCTCAATCTCATATTGACTGTATGAGCCAAAAAGTACACCTCGGCCAGAATAGTTTTCTTTAACTTCAACATATGTTTCAGTTTTAGGATCCCAATTAGTTTTTGAGATCCGCTCACATGTAAAGGTATGAACGGCGTCCGCTAAATCATCATTAAATGCTTCGGCAATATCTGCCTGAATTTCGTCACGTAAGCCCATTTAAATTTTCCTGACAAAAAATACAGCTTTTCGTTTGCAATATGGCTTGATCAAATCAAGAATGTACTGCTCGGATGCACTAAGTTTTACTGATCCGTCCTGATACTCCTTTTCTGTTTCAACCGTATCTGCTTTTACTTTCTTTCGCTTTAATGCTTGTTCCTGTCCTTGATATATTTCACCCCTCATGATGCCTTTTAAGACTTCATAGGAAGCCGTTTTGAGGGCCTTAGGGACTGTTGTCACATCTTCATAAGGCTTGACGTTACGCGCCAATAAGTAAGCTTCTGACTTTTCAAGATAGTCAGCTTTATCACTGGCAGATAAAGCATCAAAGCCTGCTACACGTTCAATTGCTTCTTGTTCAGTGATAAAGCTCATGAATTATTCCTTTGGAATTAATGCTAAAAGTTCATCTTTTTTAGCACCTGCTTCAAATGCAATGCCTTTTTCAGTTAGTACAGCTCGAAGCTCATCTACTTTTAGACCAGCATAGTTAATTGGTTGTGGTTGAGTATCACTTGGTTTTTGGTCATCTTCAGGTGTTTGACCACCTTCACCTGATTCAAGTTCAGCAATACGTGCTTTCATTGCTTCGGTATCATTTTGAAAGGCAATAAATTCGCCCTTTACTGTTGCCAGTTGTTCTTCGAGTTCAGCAATTTTTGTTTCTGTCATTTGTTGTCTTTCCCGTGCACGGTTAAATGATGAAAGTCCCATATGTGGATCTCCAAAAAGATAAGGCGGTATTACCCGCCTTTTTGTTATTTGATCTTGTGCTTGAATGCTACAATACGGATCTGTTTAGGATCGTAGACACGTTCCCAGTTACCGGCTGTAGCAAGACCGGCATTATTAGGTGCAATACCTGTATCACCTGCCCATTTAATGCCACGAGGATGTAGCACAAAGTGACGGCGGTTAATAAGAATGTCAGTACCCGCTAAACTGTCACGGTCAGTCTCTACACCAACTGGTGCGCCAATATCTTGGAAACCAATCGCACCTTGGCCAAACAAGAATGAGGTAAAGACATCACCTTCAACGGGCATACCATCATCAACAATCACACGACGGTCCATAAAGGTTTTGTAGAGAACCACACCATCAGCATCTCGAACAGTTTCGATTAAGCCTTGCTTAGCTAAAGCCGCCATGGTTGCCGAGTGCATTGCAATAGCCGTTAATTTATCTACGGCATCACCCAACTTATAAGAAGCATCAACAAAAGATACGCCATCAATTACAGCTGCAGCTCCAGTTCCAGCCGAAATATCATGGGTATTACCTGCCATGCTTGCAGACCCAAATACACCTTTAAGTGTATTTACGGTAAACCCCTGAAATTCACGCGACCAGTAATCTGCGACCAGATCACCAACCGCACCAAGTGGATCGTCACCAGATAATGCTTTAGCCAAATCATTAGCGCCCCATGCTTTACCACGTGCATGAAGAATCGCAATGTCCTTGCCTGAAGTGATGTTATTTACAGATAAAGGTTTTGAATCTGAAAGTACTTCTGACTCACCGCTTAAATCATTCCAGAAAGGAATATTTACTGTAGTACCGCCTTCTGTACCAAAAGCAACTTTTTCATCTAGCTCCCCAACAATGCCTGACTGCCATAATGCAGACTTTTCGGCAGTTTTATTTAATACGTACGGAGTGAATAACTCGGGTACGATTACATCAGCAATTTTTGTGTCGCCCATTAGGCTTTACTCCTTAAAGTTTAATACCGTGTTTTGCCGCTAGCTCTTTAGCTAGTTGCGGATTTTCATTTCGTAATTGCGCCAATTTGGTCATATTTACCGAGCCATCGGCTTTGAGAATGTCTGGCTGACCTTTTGAATTGTTGCTACCAGGTGCGCCCATGCCATTAGGTTTAGGCCAGTAATACGGTTTTTGCTCGCGTAGAGATTCAACCCATTCTTTTGGGGTCATCGGTGTCTGACCGTCTTTACCAATGACCACATCCCCGTTTTCATCAACTGCCACAGCTTTGCCGTTTTCATCTAATGCAAACTTTGTCTGAGCTAAAAAGGCGATATCAGGGGTCGCTTCTGGCAGTGCTTCAAGTTCAATAGCAGCCTGAACAATTTGGCTTTGCACTACTGATTTCTTGAATTTCTCGGCATAAGCTTCAGCTTTATCTGCCCGTTCTTTCTCTGCCTTAAGAACCTTGTCATGCTCTTCACGCATCTTCTCAGTGCGTTTCTGAATAACTTCTTCAATCTTGCCTTCTGCAATAAGTTTGGATTCTTCATCCTGATTTGATTTATCAAGCAGGACCTTGATTGCATCCAGATCTAAACCCTCAACCTTTGATTTCAATGAACCTAGTTCATCTTTCAACTCTTTTTTATCTTTGATAAGTTCAGCGTTCTTATCTTTAAGACCTTTAACAGCTTCATCAACGGCGTCTTGAATAGCTGCTTTAATTTCAGGATTTTCCAAATCAACTTTGATTTCGTCTGGCATTTAAAAATCTCCTAGAGATACCGCTTAGCGGGTTTAATTGTTGAACCCTCTGCTTAGCTTCAGGCATTAAAAAAGCGCCCATTAGGACGCTTCATTTCTATAAATGATTATTTACTTAAAGCTTGGCGTACAAATGCATCTTTTGCTTCAAGTAGCTTTCTTAATCCTGTGGATTTTTCAGGCCCGTCAGGAAGTTGCTCATCCATTTGCCGAGCTAAATCACCAATTGGCTTACTAACTTGCTGCAAATGTTCAGGTAAATGTTCATATTGGAAATATTGGATAATAGGGCTTGGCATTTTCTTCTCGCAAAAAAAGCACCCGAAGGTGCTATGGTTAAAAATTAAGTTCTATTTGATGAGTGCAATTGCTTTTAATCTTTCAAAAGTAAAACCATAAATTGCCATGGCTTGAAACCTTAATTTGAAGAAATGGCACCAGAATTCATTTTGTGCTCAGAATATATTGAGCATCTGACATATTGATTTGCTTTTCAGGCATTTGTAGTACCTTTCGCTACGTTTCCTTTGCACCCCAAACCTTTTGTCTAGGTTCATCACCAACTAAGCGGATGCCTTGAGGACCACCTACATCAAATGTTGCCGTGATAGTCGCTGGACCCTCAAAAACACTACAATTCATTTTTACAGCGGTTAATCCAGCTAATGGAATACCTGTTTCCTCGTCACAAAGAGCAAGATGAGAAGATTTATCTGAAACTCTTTTAAGTACCAAATGTCTAACTTTTGATTCACTCATAAGCCAAACTCCATAAATGACAAAAGCGCCATTTGGGCGCTTATATAGGTGAAAATTGTGTCTTAAGTGAGTTTAGAATTACCTGTAATCGGCAATAATTACTCACAGTTAAATCCAGTTCCAACAAGGTCTTTTTTCAAATTTGAAACGAGATTTTGTTGTTCCTGCTGTTGTCCACTAAGATAATTTTTATCTAGAGTCTCTGCACCATCAATAGATTTATAAAGCTCTTTAGATTCCTCTAAATTGTCTTTTAAAAACGTGGTGAGGTTTAGTTTCGCCTGGGCAGCTCTACATAAATTATTTTTAGCTTCTAAACCTTGAGTAGCCTGTTTTACTTGACCAGTTGCAGGATCAAAAGAATATGCATTTGCCATTGCTGACTCCAAAGCTTCAGACAATCGATCATATTCTTTAAGATATTTTTGACTTGGTTCAGCTAAACAAGTGATGGAAATTAGGGTTAGACATACAAAAGCTATTGTTTTCATATTGTATAAATTCTGATGTTTTAAAAAATATAACATAAGAAAAATTACAGACCCAACTTTTTAAAAGCTTTTTCATCCAACTTTCTCAAATCATCTAAGCTATAGAAACGGCCTTCAGGATCAAAGAACTTATCAAAATCAAATTTCCCATCTTTATAGAGCTTAAAGCGCTTTGGCCCTAGCCACTCCCTTTGAAAGAAATCATCTGTTTTCTTAAAGAACTCTTTGAATGTGGTGTTTGCATCTAACTGTCCTATTAACTGGCTTCGCTCTTCTTTGGGGATGTCTTTAACTCTACGTTCGTCCATTACAAATGGCCGTTCACCGATAAGTTGACCATCTTTTTTAACTGGTACTAGTTCGCTGCGACAATTAGGATGCAACGGCGGTACACGTTTTGCCGGATCATCAATCCTCCAGACAGTACCGTCTAAATGAGCACAAAGCTTAGATGTTCTTCCATCCAATACACTAATAAAACGAACATACTCAAAACCTAACTGTTTGAAAGTATCTAAATACGTTTGATTAGCAACATGACTACGAACTGTTCTTACGGTACGTTCAATATCCGTCTTAGAGCTACTTAAAAGCCCATCCTCATAATTAAGGCGCTTGGTGCCGCGAATACGCTGAACTATTTCCTGATTTGTTTTACCTGAGTTAATGCCATCCCGAATTGCATATTCAACTTTTTGGCGTGCAGTCTCAGCAATCTTGGAAAGAAGATCATCAACTAATGCTCCACCTACTAAGGGTACTTTTTTAGCTGCTGCATATACCTTTTCACCATTTGGCTTTTCGATCTTGCCTCCATATAGCTTCGCCGTGTAATTAGCTTCATAAACTGCCAAGGCAGTAGCAGAAACAGCGAAAGCTTCAGGTAATGCAGTGTTTATTGCAGTAAACCACTGGGAGATTAGATCACGAACTTCCTTCAGATTTGACGTTGTGTACTGTCCACTTGCTAGAGCCATCTTTTCAGAATCATTTAATTCATCAAGCAAATCCCGAAGCTTTGCCAACATTAATATTGACTCATCATTAAAGATTTTTAGTAGCTCATTAACAGATTGAGAAGACACCCGATATAAGTACGCCTGATGTTGGGTAAGTACTTCAATCAATGATTTATCTTCTTTTGAAGCCATACATCACCTCTACAAAGGAGTGTTATCTCGCTCTATTTCTACCCGCTTCACTTCTTCCTGATAGTCGTGAGCTGGTAATTTACCTGTCATTAGGTATTCCCAATATGTGCGGAAAGAGTTTTTCCCTGAAATAGCACCCTCATAAAGCTGTTTTGCAAGATTAATATCCGTGACCTGCACAATAAACTCAGGTTCAACCGTAAATGAATATTTTGTCGAATCCAGCTTTAACCACTGCGCTGCATACTTAATGGCTTGTTCAATTGCTGCAGCTGCACACATCACGATACTGTGAAGACTTGCCTGCTGGTCATCCTGACGTGCACGGCGTGCCTCACCTGATTCTTGTGTATTGGTATCAACTACTTTAGCCCCAGCTTCTAATGCTGAATTCTTTTGCGCATCCATTTCCTTTTTAGTGAGTTCAATGCCGTTACCTGAAATTTCCAAATAACCACATTGTGAATTTAGAGGAAGACTCCAGACAGCCATAACACCAGTAACGCTAATATCATCATCATCGTCATCATCAAGGCCACTAATCCAAGGTTGCGGATGGGCCGTATGGTGAAGAGACTGGTAATAATCTGCACTGAGCTGGTAATACTTCAGAGCAGCCTTGGCCATTGTCAAAAGCGGTATGGTACCTACATCCGGAGAATTACTAGTGGCACCGCAGAAAACAAATGGTGTGAAAGAAAGTTGATTACCGCCGAGATCGGGAGTTTTATCCTCCACATTTGAACCATCGAACAATCGGACCGCTAATGCTCCATCATCCATAGATAGAACGCGGTGAACCGTTTTAGTTTCGTGCCCGAATTCATCTTCACTATTATCAAATTGCTCCTCGAGCACTAACAGTTTTAGATCTTTACGACCACCGATACTGTTTTCCTTCCAGTTGATAATAGATAACGCATCATATAAGGCGAAATATGGCACTCCGTTAGCATCAACATCGACAAGCAGACCACAGCGCCCAAACTCTAGCAACTCTGAACAAATGCGAATAAAGAGCTGTTTAAGCCCAAAACCGTCATTTGTTGCATTCTCTATCAATCCTTTAAGTAGAGAACTTTCAATCACTATATTCGGCTCAAGCTTTGAAACTAACCCGATCATTGTGCGTAATGCGTCCTGAACCCATAGCGGATACTGAGCTCGACTTAGATAGGCCTTATAAATCTCTCCAGTCGTATCACCTTGCTTTTCAGCCTCAATCATTCCGGCCGATTTAGCTAGGTACTTTGTATGTGCCTGTTTGATCTGCTCTTCACCAGCAACGGCGTCACGCATAATCAACCAGCTTTTTTGTGCAGCAATATACTGCGGATGTTTATCAGTAACTGCCATAAAAACACCAATAAAAAAGCACCTAAAAAGGTGCGTTGTTTAAGACATCCCTCGAATCCTACGAACTCCAACGGATTTTTTGTCGATCGGGAATAAATAAGCGATTGGATATGTACCAGCATCATTCATATGGTCAAACCCGGCAGTTTTATCCGGTTGCCCATAATCATCATAGATTTGTCGCTCTAAGCATTTAGCAAAGTGAGGACATTTATCAACATTCACAAACAATCTGCGCTCAGACAATGTATTGCAGAGCATACCGTTCATAGAGTTAATACGATCTTTAACTGCTGGGTTTCTACTGTTCACATGGACTTTAAAACCAGCCTTTCTAAGTAACGCCAGATCCGTTTCACTAGCATTGCTCGACTTCCGGTTCTCACCAGAAGCATCGGGATAAACTGCAACCTCATGGTCAGGATATCGTTCTTGGATAGCCTCAATCATTGCCGGAGTATCGAACAGATTTACGAACTCATCGACCGCATGCATATGTTCACCACGGCGTATATACACAACAGCAGCCATCTTGGTAACGTTAAAGTCCATCCCAATATGAAGCACATCATTTGGCTTAACTGTTTCAGTTGATGCGTTCAGCAACCGGTTAAAACAGTAGTAGATAACGCCCTGATAGCTCTCAAAGCTTGCTTCATATTCCTGACTAAAAGTCTTAGGATCCATTTTGCGCTTAGCAACAATGATTTCAGACTCAGGAATATTTCCACCCTGAAGGGATGTATAGGAAAAGCTTTTACAATCTGGTTCATGACCGGGCTGACCATCCATGAATGTGTCATAACAATGGTTAAAGCCTTTAGGTGTGCCAATACGTAAAACATGGCCACCGACTCGCTGCTCGCCATTCACCATATACTTACAAGTAGAAAGCATCGGGCGAAGTACTTCTTCCCATGCAGCCCATTTACAGTCAGCCCATTCATCAATAATTAAGAAAAATAAACCAGATCCACGAAGGTCATCATAATTATCTAGACCTACAACACGGATGATATGCCCACTTCTTAAGGTAATTGAACATTCAGTTTCATTCGGCTTTCCAGCTCGCCAAGATGCCGGAATTGCCTGTTTTAATCGCTTCCAGAAAACCCGTTTAGCTTGCTTAAATGTAGGCGCGGCATACCAGATCTCATCCTCAACAGAAACATTCCATTTAGCCGCTAGTCTTGCGGCTCTTCGCATTTCCGCTTTGGCCAAGAATGTTTTACCGAAACGTCGGCCACAAACGGCATCACGAAACCGGGCTTCTTTTTGCCAGCCCCATAAATAAATATTGGCTTGCTTAGGAGTTAATTGAACTGAACCTTCTGGAGGATTAAAGAATTGGCTCATTTGGTATCTCCTCATCAGGATTCAGCACAAGCTTGTAATCCTCTTCAGGTGGACGATACTCAGGGGGATTCACTTCACGCTGTAACTTCTGAAGTTCAAGCTTTTTAATCTCAAGTTCTACTTCAGCTTTGGTTTGGTTCGCTTCAGGATTACCACCTTTATTATTTTGTTCCCCCTTCTTGTCATAAAACCCTTTCATGATCTTTTGTATTTGGTCCACGATCTTAATTGTCATGGTCACATTGTTTTTTTTAGCCCAAAGTAAATCACTTAAAATCTTCAACTGAACAATGTCATTTGCTCCACTAATTTTATTTAGTGGCTGACTCAAATACTCTTCCCGAGTTTTTTCAAAAAATTCTTTGAGCTCCTTACTTAAGTCTCTACCTGCAAACTTTGTAGGGTCATAAGACTCTACCTGCTGTCTCGAAACATCAATGTCAAATTCTTCCTTGACGAGACTTACTGTTTCTTGGGGGGTATTAAATACAGCAAGCGATTGTACAATAAAGAGTTTCTGCTTCTTGTTTAATGTCGCCATTTCTCTCTATCCGTCAAGGTACGTCAAGGAAACATGGCAAAAAAAATGAGCCAGAAGGCTCAACTTATTAAACATGTCCCGCAGCACTTTGAAATATTCACATCTGATACAAACGGCGCTTGCTTCGCCACTTCAATTAGTCGCTTCACGCTTTCGTCCGCTCCCCATCTTTTAACTACGCCAACAAATTCTTCAACATCATGGCCTGCTAAATAGTGTTTAGGCAAACCAGTCATTTCACTGATTAACGGATCACCATCCTCATCACGTTCAACACCTATGTGATAAAGCTCATGCTCTATCAATGCACAGAAATCACGATCAGTCGCCTGATCGCAATAACTTGCATCAATTGTGATGAGGTACACAGGCACATAGCCAAACCAATCGCGCATTTGCTGCTCTTGACGAGCTTTTTTCCACCCGCCCTGATTAAACATAACTTTTTCACATTGGCCTAAAACCATACGCTTTTTAGCCATACAAGCCGATGATGCCCAAGCAAAAGCCAAGAACTCCTCATTGTCATGTATTAGTTCAGCAATATGGTCATGGTCAGGGTTATGCAAAGGGCCACCAATAGTTAAGTAATTAGCAACAACCCATTTTTTTAGATCTGGTGCTGGTGTTAGTCTAATTGCTTCTTCTTCTTCAGCTTGATCAATAAAATCAGTTGGAGGAAATGGTCTGATCTGATCCATTAAATATTTGCCTCTTTAAATTTTTAAGCCATTGGCTAGCGAAATGAGCTTGGATCTGTAATGGACCAGATTCATTAATCTTAAATCTTGGTGCTGCCTCTATGCGAATTACTGTGTAACCCATCTCTTCAGCCACATCGTAACGATCAAGACTCCAAGCTTTGTTTTTTAGCTTACCCTTTCGACCACCAGACCAAGGGCCACCAGCAATTTCAACTAATATGTGATGTTCAATTAAATGAAAATCAAAACGCCAATGCTTAGTAGACTTAAACTGGAATTTCTTTTCGTACTTAATTTCCAGATTGTCTAAAGCTTCAGTAAATTCTTCCTCTGCCTCTAAGTACTTTTGAGTAGCTTTAGGTAGCGGTCTGGATTTAGGCTTGGTTTTAGGTTCTTTTTTCCGAGTAAGCCAAAAGTATTCTGTAGAATCCATTATTCTCACCCATAAAAAAACCGCCCTTAGGCGGTGGCTAAACTCACAGGCAATATAGTATTACTTCTTAAAAGTTGCCTTATAAAGCTTTGAATTAAAGTAATCCGTAATTTCTTTACCTTCGTTTTGAATTTTTTCCTCATTTAAGGGTAAAAAATCTAATTCAGATTTGAAGCTCATATACTCTGGAATAAATTTCTTTATAGGCGGAGGTGGTTTAGGTCCACCTTCTGTAATTTTTTCGATAAATCCAGCTAACCATAAAATATACTCACCTTCTGAATTATGAGGAGGAATCAAACTCACATCTATTTTTACTTTACATTCATCTAATTGTTTACTAAACAATTCAACAAAATCAATAAAATTATATTTTAATTTAAATTCTGTTCCCTTAATTTCTCTGCGTATACATGT